GAAACAAAAGAAAAAAAGTTCGAATCGATCGTAAAAGGATCAAAGAGAATATTCGATTTCCCTTGCGTACCATGTGATAAGGTCGCTTCTCGCTTGTCGCAGCTAGCTTGGCAGAAACACGTAAGTGTTAAGCCCAAATTTCCTACTGCCTCTTGGTGCCATGATCCCATATGGCTGCTGAAGAGGCGGGTCAGAGAGCTAGTGTCCGGCTGGGGTTCGAAGTTGGAGGGAGAAAGGAAAGACGGCAGCGAGGCCGTGTATGTCGGCGCGTCCGACGGGCGAGAGAGGAGCGGGTACGTTCCCGACCAACAAGGTTGTCTTGAGACAACGAAATTGGAAGGAGGTACTCTTGCCACCCTACCCGAGGAGTGTTCGCTCGATGATAGCCTCGTAAGGGCTGGAGTTGCGAAGACAAAGGGGAAATTTCGGACTGTGACTATGCAGTCCGCTAGGGTGAAGAGAGTCCTTCGACCGGTTCATACAGCCTTGTATGACCACCTGAGTGAATTCGGGTGGTTGGCTCGAGGGGACGTCAAAAGGGAGGACTTCGATGCGGTCTTTAATGACCTCAGGGTAGGTGAAAAGATTATCAGTGGTGACTATACTGCAGCCACCGACAATATCTACCAGGAGGCCGTTTTGGCCATAGTCGAAGTCCTTGCGGAAGAAGAGGAGTTGGAGGAAGAAGAACGGAAGGTTTTGGTAGGGTCCTTCACTAACCTGAGATGGGTGTCACGCAAAGGTAAGCAGTGGCCGATTTTGAGAGGTTCCATGATGGGTAACTTGGTTAGTTTCCCCATCCTCTGTCTCCTCAACAAAGCCTGCTACGACATTTCTTGTGACATTTTTTTTGGGTCTGGTGTACGTAGGATCTCCAGGATGAATGGAGATGACTGCCTTTTTGCCGGCACACAAGAGTTTTTTTTCGCTTTGGCGGAAAGTGACTGGCACTTATGGTTTGGTTGTCAATGAGACGAAGACCGGTATCGAAGACTACTGGGCTGATTTGAACAGTCAGCCTTGCAGTAGGTTGCGTAAGGGGCTCAACCCCAAGCCCGGTCTCTCATTCCTTCGTCCCTTCCGTCAAGAGCCTGATAGTATTTTGAGAGAGGTCTGGCAAGGTATCCAAGGCTTGAAGCGCGAAGTTCAAGCCTGGGTTTTGAATGTCGCAATGCGTCACGAAATAGCATTGCGTACCATGGACCTATCTGAAATTCCTCGAAAGACTATCCTTTTTCTTCTGACTAAATCTTGGTTCCGCAGGGCCCGTCAGATTGGCCCTGCTCCCGTTGAAACCGTCGGTACGCGTAGGGTCCCTAGCGTTACTTTGGCCAACCCTCCGAGACCTGAGTTCTATGACTGGGTCACGGCAGAAAGTAATGCACAAAAGAAAAAGTTCGTCCAAGCGTGGACCGGTGTCGGCCTCCACGGTACAGGGAGGGATCCCTTTACCGGGGAGAGGACGGCGCAACC